TCGGTTGAAGAGGTTGGTGTGGGCAGATTGATAGGTAGTTGTCAATTATGGGTTATGAGCTATTTTGTGGGGATTGTTTGGAAGTGATGAAGGGGTTGGCGGATGGGTGCGCCGATATGATTCTTTGCGATTTGTAAGTTTACTTTTAGATTTCCCATTTTCATGCTATAATACAAGAGGTTTATAGGATGCTAATGGGAGAAAGAACATGAAAGATTTAAACGAAATCGAAATAGTCAGACTACATTCTGAAGAGAAGTGGACTTTACGTCGAATAGCCAAGCAGTTCAGCACCGACCATCACACAATTCGACGCATTCTTGAAAAGAACAACGTTGAGATATTAGCGAAAGGGAAGAGGGCACCATTTACAGAAGAACATAGGATTGGTATTGGCAAGGGTCGCAGAGGCAAACCAGCTTACAACCGAGGGGTTAAGGCTGATGATGCGCTAATTCGCAAGTACATGGCTGCGAGAATGCGCACGGAAATCGACCTGAGTGATTATGAGAGTCTAGATAAGTTGCGATTGCTGATTGGTGTAACGTCTAGGCATTTCAAGTATTTAGGACATACGGATGATGTGCGCAAAGCGTTTTTGGACAGGTTTTATTTTGATGACGGATTTAATGCCGTTTATGACGCATGGATCGCACACGAGAAAGACAAGTGGCGGTATCCATCGCTGGATCATATCAATCCCAAGGCTAATGGCGGGAACTTTGAGATTGACAATCTGAGATTTATTACATGGTTTGAAAACAGAGCTAAAGCGGACATGCCATTGGCTGATTGGGAGTCATTTAAGAGTCGGACAAATACAAAGTCTGATTTATTTATTGAGGTGATACTTGAAAGTTACAGAAGTAGGTGAATTAAAAGCCGTAGGGGAGGTCAAGGCGAATACTCTGGTTTTGGGCGACTGCCTGGAAGCAATGAAGTATATCGCTGATGCAAGCATAGACATGGTGCTTGCAGACCTCCCCTACGGCTGAATAAGCACAACCGCGTGCGCTTGGGATTCGGTGATTCCGTTTGAGCCGCTTTGGGCGCAATACAAGAGATTGATTAAGCCACGAGGTGCAATTGTTCTTTTTGGTAGTCAGCCGTTTACGAGTGCGCTGGTGATGAGTAATCTGAGTTGGTTTAAGTACGAATGGGTGTGGAAGAAAACTCACGCAACTGGACAATTAAATTTGTACGTGCGTCCCATGACTGAACATGAAAACATATGTGTATTTTCTTCTGGCAGAACAACATACAATCTGCAGTTGACCAAAAAGCCAAAAGATAAAATTAGAGCGCCGACACGAATGGGAATGTCTGATTGTTATGGCGCCCAGAGAGAGTATGATCGTACTATCCCTATTGACTCCAGATCGCCCACAACCGTGTTGGAATTTGGGAGCGTAAATCACGGCGAGCGCGGATTTCACCCAACACAAAAGCCGGTTGACCTGCTCGCCTATCTCATCCGCACTTACACCAACACCGATGAAATAGTGCTAGACAACACGATGGGCAGTGGTAGTACGGGCGTGGCGGCCATTCAGGAGGGGCGGCGATTTATTGGGATTGAGAAGGATGATGGGTACTTTGCGATTGCGGAAGAGCGCATCAAGAAGGCGACGTTTCAGCCTTCGTTGTTTGCGGTTGGGGAGAGTGGGGCGGGTAGTGAGCAGATGGTGTTGGTTTAGCGTTCGGGTGATAACAAAACCTTATCGGTTGGTGGGGCATTATGGCGGATGAGTTGGATGGGCTGAATGAGATGATGCTGCGGGGGATGTTGCCTGCGCTGTATGCGAAGGCGAAGGAAGGGGATACCCAGGCGATTGATACGGTGTTACGGATTTTGCAGCGGCTGGAGCGGAACTTGGGGGCAGGGCCAGCCAAGGGGGATGGCTTTACGGCTGCGGTGAATGCGCCTGGGCAGATGGAGAGTCGGGAGAGTAAGGTTGCGTTTGAGGGGCTGTTGGAGGGTGGGGCGAGTGGGGATGCGGCGCAGGAGGAAGGGGTGAGCGCGCTGCGTGAGGCTTATTTCCGCCAGGTGGAGATGGGGAACAATGGGGGGAAGTGGGATTGGCGGAAACAGGCATATATTGCGTGGGCGTGTGTGCCAAAGTTGAAGCGATGGCCAAAGACGGAGCAGGAGTTTGCGTCGTTGATTGGGCTGAGCAATACGGCGACGATTCGGAAGTGGAAGATTAATGACCCGGAGATTGGGGAGAGGATTGCGGCGTTGCCGAAGGCGCTGTTGGCGAATCATGTGGCGGATGTGTTGGAGGCGATGGTGCAGGTGGCGAGCGATCCGATTCCACAGGCGACGGCAGAGCGGAAGCTGTTTTTGGAGATTGCGGGTGTGTACAATCCGAAAGGGAGCTTGGATATTAAGGGGTTGGTGACGGTGGAGATGGATGAGGTGTTGGACGATGATGAGCAGGCACGGGTGGAGGCGATGATGCGAGGGTTGGCAAGTGAGAAGTGATGGACAGTGGGAAGGTGAGGGCCGCGGGGCGGCGCAATACGGCGATCTTTGCAAAGTGTTGGCGGGAGGGGGTGGACCCGGCTGCGCATCAGTATGACATGGCGAGGCGGGTGGATGGTCCGAGCCAGTATCAGGCGGACTTTTGGCCACGAGATCATGGGAAGAGTGAAATCTTTTGTCTGAGTTATCCGTTGCGGCGGATTTGTGAGGATCCAAATGTGCGGATTCTGATCGTGCAGAAGCGGGCGACGGAGGCGGAGAAGACGCTGAGCGTGATTAAGCAGGAGTTGGAGAGCAATCATCGGCTGAAGGCTTATTACTCCAGCCACTGGGAGAAGATGGTGGGCCAGCGGGATATTGCGAATATCTCGGGGCAGATTGAGTTGAGTGGGAAGAAAGAAGGGGCGTGGCAGCAATCGAGGATTTATTGCAAGCGGACCCGACGAGGGAAGGACCCCACGGTGGAGGCGGTGGGCGTGGGGGGTGCGATCACAGGCGGGCACTATGACATTATCATTTTGGACGATGTAGAGGATGATGAGAATACGCGGACGGATGAGCGGCTGAATGGTCTGATCGAGTGGTTTACGGGGACGATCATGCAGTTGCGGGAGCCACACACGAAGATTGTGGTGGTGGGGACGCTGAAGACGAATAAGCAGGATATTTATAAGCTGGTGCTGAATTCGCCGGTGTGGGATACGTTTTTGACGGGGGCGATCCTAAGTCACAAGTTGGACGAGATTGAGAGTGTACCAGTGCGGAATGAGGATGGGGTGGTAGTGGATGTGAAGGTGACGACGCCTGGTGTGCGGGTGTTGTGGCCACAGAAGTGGGATATTGAGGCGTTGATGCTGGAGAAACTGGCGTCGCTAGATCTAGGGGTGTGGATTCGGGAAAAGTTGAACGATTTGCGGGCGTTAGCGGGGAAAGTGTTTAAACGTGAGGCGTTTTCCTGGTATGACGATGCGGATTTGCTACGAATTCAGACGAATGGCGGCTGGGAGAGGCTTATACAGGCTTGGGATACGGCATATGAGGCGAATCGGGAGGCGGATTACTCGGTTTGTGTGACGCTGGGGCTGTGGCGGAAGAAAGTTTATCTGTTGGATGTGTATCGAAAGCAGATGGAGCTGCCCCAGTTGCAGGCGGCGATTGTGAGCCAGTATCGACAGTGGAAGCCGGAGAAGGTGTTGATCGAGAATCGGGCGAGCGGGAAGAGTGTGTATCAGGTGTTGCGGCAGGAGAGCGGGGTGCCAGTGGCAGAGGTGGACCCGGGCGGGAAGGATAAGGTGAGTCGGGCTCGGTCGGTGACGGTGTTTGTGGAGAATGGGCGGGTGTTGTTGCGGAGTGGGGCGTTGTGGTTGGATGCCTTGTTGGGTGAGCTGACGATGTTTCCTGAGAGTGAGCACGATGATCAGGTGGATGCGTTGGTGTATGGGGTGTTGGAGTTGTTGTTGGATGGGGATCGGGCGGTGGTGACGAGTAGTGTGGTGGGCAGGGAAGCGGTGGAGCGGATGTTTGGGTGATCCTAGGTCGTTGATCCCAGGGCGATGCCCGTGGGGTGACGTAGATGGCCCTTACAGGGCAGAGGAAGGTGGGTGTGCAGACTGAGGATGAGATGCGGGAGTTTATGATGGTGGTGAGGCGGGCGTTATTGTTGGTGGTGGCGTGGATTGAGAAGCGATATCAGTTAACTGACAGTAGACGTAAGGGATATAGTGTGATAGAATCAGGGTATGGACGCAACCACAACCCAAATTAAGCCCAAACCAGTGCGATGCGATGGATGTACGCAGGAATTTACGATTGACGTGAAGGCGCAGGCGGGGGAAGATGGTGGCGAGGTACTGTATTTTGTGTGTCCGAACTGCGCAAAGCGGTATGAGATTGCGCATGTGAGTGCGGAGGGTGTGAAGTTGCGGAAGCAGATGGCGGTGGTGCTGAAGGCGGGTGGGAAGGTGGATCATCTGCGGAAGCGGTATTTGGGGCAGGTGGTGAGTTTGAGGTAAGGCGGCCCCACCCTGGCTTCGACAAGCTCAGCCAACGGGGAACAGTGACGGGACGGATAGGCTGATAAGCTTTTATTATCGCCTGAAGAATTGAATAGTTGCTTGCACTCATTTATGAGTCCCAGCCTCGAAC